CCTGAATGCGTTTCCGTCGTGGTCAAGGCCATAGACCCCGATAACGCCGTTGTGCTCAAAGCCCCAGTCTATCCCGGCGAAGTGCTCTTTGAGATTGCCCGGCGCAACGTCCAGAACATGCACTCCGAGATCGAAGTCGCGGTAAATCATGCCCTCGGCGGCTACCCATAGGCCGTTGATGTCGCGGTCATAGAACATACCCGACGGAGTGGATTTCTTCAGTGATTCTTTGTACTCATCCGAAAGAAAGGCGTTGTCGTCCAGGGTGAAATGCCAGCTTTTAATATGTAGACGACCGTCCGAAAGAAGATCGCCGTCCTTGTCGATGTAATTGACTTTAATCGGGTGGTCTGGTCCTGCTGGGTTGGTATCCCAGAATATCCTTGCCCCATCACCGGAGCATCGCTTAAAGCACTGGTCAACCGTCGCGGCGTGGTGTTCAGTGACCTCATTAGCAAGCCAGCCGTGAGCCGTGAAGCCCTTAATCACCTTGTATGAGTCAATATTAGCGGAACCAAAGCATGATACTGTATTCCCGAACATCTGGAACTCGTTTGACTGAGTTAATATAGGGTTGATGCCTAGGTTCATATTCTCCAGTTCGTCTAAGACATTTCTGCGTATCGATGGGATAGAAGTCCCTGTGATGATGTACCTTCGCTTCTTCCCGCGGCTTTCCCATACGTGGTGGGTAAAGAGCATACAGTTAACTACTGTTTTTCCACTCCGAACCGCACCTTCAAGCACGGTTATTCTAGGACGATGCCGGTTGTCGAACGCTATTATGTCGTGTTGCTTCTGTGTCAGCACCTACAACCTCAAACATCCGTGCCCATTCATCCGCCTTATCGGTGACGGCGATCTTGCTGCCCTCGGTGGCCTCGCGCAACTCCTTCATAAGCGAAACAGCCGCGCTGTCGCCACGGGCTAGCACCTTGCTCATAACCACCGACACAATAGCGTGACCAGACATTTTTGTCCTATCGCCGTCCGGTCCTTCTACGTCGTGCTCTTTTTCGAGGAATTCAGCGTATATTTGCGACATGAGCTTTTTCTCGCGGCGGGCCTTGACGGATGCCAATCCTCCGGCGCGGGCTATTTCTCGTCGTTCTTCCGTTGTTAGCTCACCGAGAGATCGAAGATTTTGTTCGTTTGCCATTTACGCAAATATACAATCTAATTGCATAATAGTCAAGCGTTTTTTTTGAGTAGCCAGAAATAAATTTGCTCTGTTATCCACCCGGACAAATACGCAAAAGGCTCATCGTTTTCTGTCTCGTGTGGCATCGAGCGCGGTGAATGTCAGCCTTACCTGTAACCCACGCGGAATTTTACCTATACGCTATGTCCACGAATTTATTTCCTTAATCATGTCATCAATGCGCATTTTTGAATATCCAGCAAAGAACCTCGGATTCCCACCATATATCGGTATCTCAAATAATAAATACGTATCATGTATTTTCCATATTTCAGCCTTACCGTAGTCTGATTCTGGTACTACATAACAATCTCCACTATGTAATTTTAATATCTCTTCGCGCATAAAACCTACTTGGAAGCGCATGACTTTAATCTCCTAGTGGAAAGAGTTCCCGGCGGGAGGTACCTCGCCGGGTTGTTTATAACACTTGCATGAGCGTAAATCGAAATTCTGAGTCACGCGGCGAGTCGTCCGATCTTCCGCGATGTGGAGAGGGCAGGATTTGAACCTGCACGATAGATTAGGCTGAAAAGCTCTTCGGGGTGGTCAGCGTTTTTAATGTGTCGTCGCAACACGGCCCGATTCATCTATCACCCACACACGTCTGCCAATTCCGCCACCTCTCCCTTGGACGCGCCCGGTATTGAACCGGGGTCCGCGACGTTCCGCTTTGGGCTTGTGCCGCGTCGAGCCATTCCGCGCCCTTAACGGGGCTTCCACCCGCTGCCACCGAACCCCAACCCTTCCGATGTCTGACGTGTTCCACTGGTCCACGCCCCACTCTTACACTTTCGCTACGCTGGCAGTGTGGGCCTCTACTTAATGCTTAGTGCTGTATATCTGCTAATATACCAGTACTATGAAAGCGTGGAAATGTCAAGCAAAAATCATAGTTTTGACTTTGGTTCTTCATCTTTTTCGATGGTCTTTTTGAAGCACATGTTCGCGGCGACGTGATATATAACAACGCCCTCGGGCCGCATAAATCCCGGCGACGCTACGCTGCCAGTTTCTCTAAGATCGCGCAGACACATTAAGACTGCATCAGTTTCAAAAATACCGCGCCATAGAACCGGCACCACATCGCAGCACGGCGGATGCGCCTCGGCCCACCGCGTAACGTTGAACAAAGAAAACCGCTTTTCTTTCAGGCCATATCCGCGCTGTATTCCCTGCCCCCACCACTCGCCGAAGTGCCTTCCTGGTCCAAGAGTCATAAGCTCGTCTTTGTTGTCGTAGGCCCACCGCGCAAACCCAAAGTTGTCATTATCAGGCGTGATCCATCGCGTGCGGCTGCCGACAAGAAACTCGCCGTCTTCTCCGATGTATATCTGCCCATTGGTGCCGTCGATCTTCTCGGTTATGATACACTCACGAGAAAGACGGGCTATCTTTGGAAACTCGTTAAAGTCCATTGCGACCTCCTTTAAGCAATTTTACCTTCATCGCGCAAAAAATCATCAAATCGCGACGACGAAGCTCTGAAGCAATTTTTGCATAAAGTATATCGTATGCTAAGACTACAACCACCCGGATCGCGCGTTTTTGCGGAGAAAACAACGCTGTGATCTCCTTCCCGGTCTTCACCTATTTCGCATTTACAACGATCACAAATATTATTGTCCATGATTACCTCTCTTCGGACGCCCCGGGGTCGAACCGGGGAACACCAGCGCCCTTTCGTCTATGCCTTGCCTTGCCTTGCCACGCCTAGCCTTGCCTTGCCTTGCCCAGCCATGCCTCGCCGCGAAAAATTAAACCGCCTCCCACTTCTCGACGATGAATTTACCGTAAATGCCGCGATACGTACCGAGGCCGATTGTGATCCCGCCCTCCTCGAACAGGCGCCTGAGTATGGCCTCGTTCAAGTCAGCGTTCTGGAACAGTTCCAGCGTGAACGCCAGCGACCACGGCAGGTCAAGCAATGGCCGCTGTTTCTCGGACGGGATCGCCAACATTCCCTTTTTGACGACAGCCTTGTCGAAAACAATTTCAACCGCATCGGCGGGTATGAGTTCACCGTCACGGTTAAACGGAATTTCAAACGGGGCGACGTCGACGAAGCTCAGGCAGGCCTTGCATATCGTCGCCCACTTCTTGCCTATGATCCGCCTCGGCGCGCTTTCCGTGTTGGCCGCGCTGAGAAAACTCATGATATTCCTCGCCGGAAACACCAGCGACCCCTCGCGCTGGTACACCTTGTCGTGCGGCGATAATTCCGACTTCATGCTCGCAAAACGATCGAACATGATGGGACGGATTCCCTTCAGCGTCACATTGATCTTTGTGCTTTTCATCTAATGCCTCCTGTATATTAGTTTTTTGTCCAACAGTTTTCTTCCACTCGTCCGGAATGTGAACCGTCATAGGATAGTAGCCTCCACATCCAATCCCGGAAACTCTGCCATCCTCCAATCCCATGAAAACCTCCCGCTGTCGTAAATGTCAAACCAGACTATACCAAGATCGACCAGCCCTTCGCACTCGCGCACGCCGAAGATGGTATGATAGCACAGGGCCGGGAGTGTAACACCAACCCACGACGGACCACCGGCGTAATTAAAGTAGTGGACGTGACCGCGCAAAATGATGTTTGAGAGCGGGTGTTTGGCCTTCTCATTGTGCCACATCACGTTCCACATCCTGGCCTTTGATATTGCGGTGTGGCGTCCGTGCGGTATCTGTGAGGCTCCGATTTTGTGCTTCGCGTCGATCACGCACCCGTTCACATTATAGAACCCGTGACCCTCAATCTTGATGTCCTTGCAGCGCGAAAAGTCTGGTATGATCGATTCAAAGTCATCTTCCTTTCCAACGTGATAGCGCGTACCGTATACCATTCGCACCTTCTCGGCTTCTGTCTCATCGATGAACCGTGCAAGCATCCGGCATTGCTCCACGCGGTCGGTCGTTAACTGCTCCACCCCGCCTGACTTCTCGCCCTTCCCGTCGATGGCATCACCGGTCATAAGCAAGATGTCAATCGGCTTGAGTCTATCGATGGTGTTAGCAGCGAAGCCCCATAGGTCGCGCTGATACTCGCCGATGTCTCGCTGAAGGCGGTCTCCAGAATCCCTACCGAACCACCATTCGGGAGGAGTCAGACCGTAGTGGTGGCCGGTGTGCGTGTCAGAGCATACCATCACGCGCTTGAAATTTCTCATTTCCGTTCCTCCTTGATCTTGTATGTTTTGCGCTCTCGGAACTCCTCGCGCTTGCCGTTATTCCACTGGCTCAACGGGCGAATGTAGCCCACGCAACGCGAGTACACTTCACACGGAATGCGCCGACTATCCTCACGCGATGCGTTGATGTCCATCGCCACAATCTC